TTGTTAACTACAGCTTTCTGGTTATTAAGTTTAGTAGCATACTCTAAAGCCTCTTTAGAGTTTTCCCCATATTCTTTTTTAACTTCCTCTAGGGTTTTCTCATACTCAGCTAAAACAGTTTCCTGAGCTTTTAAATTACTCTTAAGCTGTTTGAGCTTAGCATTAATACCCTCACTGGATTTACTCCAGTCATCCATACTGGAGGCTGTGGCTTTAAATTCACTGTTAGCATAAGCTACCTGTTTTCTAGCCTCTTGCATGGACTTTTTAAGCTCGCTTATGTCAACTTTAAATTTTGTTGTGGTTTCATTTCCCTTAGCCATATTCTCACCACCTTAAAACCAGTTATCACCAGCCTCACGCCTGATAACTGTATCATTACTACTGTTTTTCTTTTTGTTACGCTTGTTATAACTAATCGTATTATTAATAAGGTCAAACACGTCCTCAGCTGGATAGTCCAGTAATTTAATGGGGTCTAAGCCAGTGTAAGACTCACACAGAGCCTTATTAATATCAAAAAACATTTCTGACAGCGTAATATTTTCTACGCTGTCGTTTCCACGTTTTTTGAGCTGTTACCCTGTAATGACTTAATTTTGTCCATTCCCCACTTATAGAGTTCAACGCCCACAGCTCCCAGCTCTGCCACGTCTACACATTCCAGCTCAGTCTCACTAAGTCCAAAAGTAGCCTTAATGATTTTATCCAGCTTATCTAAGTTACCAGTCAAAAATTTAAAAATATCATTCTCATTTTTAAAGTCTAACGTGTCCAAAGACTGACCGACATACATAGCCACTCTGTAAGGTACTCTAAGCTGATCAGCCTCAGCTACCCTCTTAACTTCTCTCAATGTGTCATCTGTATAAATATTTAAAACTAATTTCATAGTGTATTTTTCCTCCTGATTTTTAAAAATAGAGGTGGTTAGTCACCACCTCTATTTACTTTTAGACAGCTCTTTCTACTGTGTCTGGTGTCTGTACAGTAGCAAAAAATTCAGTCTCTACTACAGGGTTAACACTTGTATCTACATTTACAGCCTTAGCGGTCTTATTACCAATAGCTGTAAACTTATGATTAGTGTTAATACCAGTAAACACGATTTCCTGACCGTTAGCCTCTGCTCCGTCATCTTCCGTAGCATGAGTAGAGTCTGGAATATTAAATTTACCTTTTAATCTCCATACAAAAATTTCTGTACCGTCTGTCTTTTTGGTGATATAACCAATAGCAAAATATTTATTTGCTCTTTCACCCTCTACAAACATTCCCTTTTCAGCGTCATAAGTCTGACCTGTGATTTTAGCCAGAGCCTCAAAAGGAATAGCTGACGCTGTAATGGTTACCTCATCAGCACCAGTAGAGTCAATTACAATAGCTGGTACATTGTCATAAAAATGTGACTCGCTTGTAGTTTCTGTTGTACGTGATAACTCAGCCACACCAGCTAATTCAAAAGGTGTACCACACTCGTAAGCTGTACCGTCATCAGTAGTAACCTCAGCACATACTAAACCTCTAATACCTCTGTATTCCTGAATATCAGCCATATTTATTACCTCCTTAAAGCTTAGTTTTCTAAACTTTTAAATCAAAAATTTTACTGTTCCTGTCTGTATAACAAACTTATACCTCTACCTGTATGAGTCTCCTCATCACTAGCCACATCATAACCAGCACCACTTACAATAAAGCCAGCACCCTTAAGAAGTCTCTTAGCCTCCAGTAATTTAGTGTTTACTAACACTGGGTCAGTGCTATAAAAGTTAAGGCTATAAGCCCACAAAATAGCACCCTCATTATTAGAGTAGTAGCTGTCTCCGTCAGCTGAGTCATTCCAGTAAGTAAAAAAGCTGTCAGGGTAAGACTCATCTGGTAACAGACTACCTTGTAGTCTCACTGGATAGCCTAAAGCCTCCAGTGTACTTAGTAATAAATCCTCCATAACTCTTAACCCTCCATAACTCGCTTAATTACACCACTTAAAACTTTTTCCTGTATCTCAGCTATTTCTTTCTGTGTCTTAGCTCCATAGATAGCACTCTTAAGACCGCTTACAGGTTTCATTCTAGGAGTACCGTTAACCTCAGTACCTTGCATGAGTAAAATACTCTTAATACCAGACTTACTAAAGTCAAACCCGACTTTAATAATTCCAGTCATGCCCTCCCACTCTACACTCATTTCTGTGTCTATAGAGTCTTTCGTGTCACCAGTAGAGTATTTACCTTTAGCTGGTAACTTACCTTTAACCATGACTTTCTCTATGAGTGGGTTAACGTGTTTCTTAGACGCTATTAACGCCTCCTCTACGCCCTTTTTCATAGTCTGAGTACCGCCCAGCTCATCCAGCTTAGCTATATACTCCTCCCAGCCCTCAAACTGTAAGCCTATTTTTTTACGTGCCACCTTTAACACCTCTCACCTTAAACTTTAAAAACTGGTTACGCTGTTCTATGTTCTCAGGCTCACCCATGACCTCATATTTTTTACCGTTTAGTCTTATCTGACTACCGCTTGTAATATCAGGTCTATACCACGTCTCCACGTTAGCGGTATCTACTACAGTAAGCTGATCATTAGTAGTAGTCTCTGTACCTCCATAAGTCTTAAAGCTACAGAAAATCAGCTCGCCTGTCTCTGGATAGACTTTTTTTGTTACACCCTTTACCGTCTCATAAGTAGGGTTAAATAACTCTACAGGAGTACAGTAAGGCTCACTAGGTCTATAACTCATCAGTAGCCACCTCCTCAGTAGTAGGAGTGGAGTAAGCCAGCTGGCTTACTCTCTGATAGAAATAATCAGAGAGCTTACCAGCACCACCGTTATAATTCCATAAGTCTGTTACACCTCTGGCAATTACCCCAGCTGACACGTTAGACTCAATTACCTCAGTAGGTACTCCAGCGTCTGTCATGTACGCTTTTACCTCATCAATATAAATTTTTAAGGTATCGTCCTGATAATTGCCTGTAATACCTAAAGCACTTTTAACTAAATCTAAATGTGTGTCAGCCATTGTTAATTACCTCCTAATTAGCCCTAATCAACGTTATCAGTATCAGGCTATACTATTTCTGTAGCTGTAGCTACAATAGCTACGCCCTCACCGTCAATAGTAAGAGTGTCACCACTCTCAATATTCTCACCGTTAGCTGTAAGTGTGGTTAACTCATAACCCTCATCAGCTGTAGCTGTAACCTTGAGCTTATCACCGTTATAGAGTAAGTCACCTCCAGCTGTAACGGTCTTACCGTTTTTCTTATAGGTTACTGTAGCGTGAGTCTTAGACTCTGTAAGGTCATAAGGCTCTTTAACTTCTGAGCCTTTATTATCAGCTATCCATTTTAAAGTTTCAGCTATAGTCTTAGTCCTTATGTTAGCCACTGAGCCAGTAATCTCAGCTTTAACAGCAAACTCTTTAAGAGTGCCTACTACAGTCTCAGCCTCATACTCTGATACAGCTGAGCCATAACCAAAAACTACGAGTACTTTTCTCAGTGCTATAATGTTTCTATTTGCCATGTCTTAGCCCTCCATACTTTTCACCAGCTGAGCTATAACTTATAGCCCAGCTGGCTTTATCTTTTGTACTCACTTAAACCGACTCAGCAATAGAGAAAGTAACAAGTGATCCCTTATCAGCTACTTTACCGTCTACACTCATTACAGCCTTAGTAAGCAAATCTTCTGTGTCCCAGTCCTGTTTCTTGCTAATACCCATATCGTAAATTGTGTTAAGGATATAGTCAGCAAAGTCAAAGATAAACATATCTCCAGTCTGTACGTAAGGAGCAATAACTACCTCACGTCCTAAAATAGTACGCTCAGGCTTTCCACCGATACCAAAGTTAACTCTAGCAATAGGCTGACCGTTATCATCTACCAAAGCAAGCACCTTAGCAAAAGTCTGTTTTGACATACACCACTTAGCACTAGCCTCATACTCTACAGGGAGTGCACTTTCAATTTCTACTAACTTAGAGTATGAAAGCACAGCTGAGTCAATAGCCTGACCACTCTCAGGAGTTTCAGCTAAGATACCTTTAGGCTGACCTGAGCCAGTACCGTTGACAATAGCGTCTTCAATAGCATAAATCATAGCCTTAGCCACGTTTT